TTCTATTATATTTATAAAATCTGTATTATTTTCTATATATATCATTACAGACAAACTATTTATATCAAAGGATATTTCTAGGTCTAATAAAAATATATTTATAAATATCTTTTCTCTAAATGCTAGTTTCAATAATGAATTAATAGCAAAGTAATCATTCTTAATATCTTTAAATTGAAATAGGTTATTTTTAATAATCTTTAAATTTTCAATATCTTCTTTTGATATTACATCTTTAATATTTTCACACTCTTTTTTATAGTCAATGTAATTTGTACTTATAATAATATCATTACTATAACTAAGTAATAATAGTGTTGTTTTTAAAAATTTATATTCTTCTAAAAGATAGTTAGATTTATCAGAATGCAAATCAAAAAAGATTTCTAAAACATTATATGGAGAATCTACATTCATTCTTTTAGGGAATCTATCTATAAATTTAATATTTTTTTTGAATAAATCTGGTGACATAAGTTCAGTATCTATCCATAATGAATGTTCCTCTATGCTTTCAGTATAGTCACTACTTATAGTTAAATTTTTAAAATGTTTATGTATTTTTTTTTCTAAATCCACTACTTACCAACAACCCTTCCTTCAGAATCTAATGAAGCAACTCTATTACCTTTTTTATCTTTTAATTTCCACTTGCTACCTTTATGACCAGCTCTATCTGGGTCTATCTTCCAACCTGTTTTTGAACTTTCTCTAACTCCATTTTTCAATTTTTTATCAAATTTTCCAATACCAACTGTACCATCTGCATCTTTTAACTTCTGTGGTATTTTTTTCCATGCATTGTCAATTTCATTTGCAGTGCTTTTTGATACACGATATATATCATATATTGTAAGTCCTGTAGCAGCAGTTATCCCCAAAGCAGCAAAAACTGATGGTGCTATTGCTATAGCAGGAATAGCAAAGATTATTCTTTCTTGAGGATTGTTAGATTGTTCCTCTTGAATTTTTTGTTGACTTGTATAATTATTTTTGTCTAGTGCATATGTGGTTCTCATCAAAGGTATACCCAACATTATAGTGGTTAGAGTAATAGCAATTGATTTTTTTAAGTTTTTTAATTTCATAAAACAACCTCCTTATATATTCAACTTTAAATATATAACAAATGGAAATTGAATTTTTGGACACTTATTCATAATAATTTTAAAATATATATTAACTAATTTGATGATATTCTCTCCAATTAAAATTATCGCCCTCTTTCTTAAGCCACCAATAATCTTCATGTGAACAACCATGACATTTTTTACATATCTCCCAAGGGTCATAGAAATCTAATCCAAGACCTTCCAAGATACTATTCAATCCATGTCTCTCTTCTGGCATAACTCTATCCCCTATAAAATCTCTTATATTTTTATCATTAGGCTGATAATCTAGTCTTAAATCTGTGTAATCATATAATAGTGGTGGCAAATAATTTATATTATCTACAGTATCATACAATTTAAAACTAAATTTATCTTTATCTTCATCATAAATAAAATCACCTATAGGAATATCTTTAAACATTAGTATATATTTGTCTAACATAATGTAATCTCTCCTTAACTAAATCAAATATCATTTCTATTCTAGTTTTTGAAATAACATTTTTATATTTTAATAATATTTTTTCTATATCTGAGTCATTAAAATCTAAATTTATTTGTGGAAGTTCTTTTATCAATTTTATTTGTGAATAATGTTTATTCATAAACGGTTTAGCTTTATCATATTTTTTTTTATTAAAAGGTTTAGTTTTTAATGTTTTTAATGTCTCGATATCTAACATAGAATATAAGCTCAATCCATTATCAAATATTGGAGCAAATCTAACCTTATTGGTTTTAATATTTTTAATATATCCAAAGTTATTATAATGTCTATCAATATTATTAACAATGAAATCAAATATTAACATTTGATTTAAAAGTTCTTTAAAGTTTGGAAAATCATCTATAATTGTATCATAATCAACTTTTCTATTATAATGTTTTCTCATAGTTATAAATTGTTCTTCATTGTCATTTAAAAAATTTAAACTTCTACACACAAGTATATCTTGTTCTTCAAAATCTGAATTTCCCTTTGTATGAACTTTTACTAAATCATATTGTATATTATTTACATTTAATAAGTTACCTATGTCACTACATATACATTCAGTAACAGGTTCTAGTGGACTAAATTCTCCAAAAAATAAAGTCCCTGTCTTATAATAATAATTTGAATCTTTCCATTTATAATAAACACCTTTAGAACTTCCAATACCTGCAAAAGTATTTAAATCTTCCGTTCTGTAAAGCATAGTTTTCACTTCCATTCATTTGTTTAATTATTAGGTTAAAAACTCCATAAATCTTTATTTTTTTCTTTGTAGTCATCTAAACTTTCAAAATATTGCTCTAAAGGTTTATAATATTCATTATGACAACCTTTTAAAGCCTGTCTATAATCATCTACAGTATCACTCGATATTATAATCAATTTCAAATTATTCTCAAGTATTTGTTTAAGTAATATAAATCTTCCTATTCTTCCATTGCCATCTTGAAAAGGATGAATGATTTCAAATCTATAATGAAATTCTGCTAAGTCTTTTAATGTAATATCTTTTAAATTATTATACCACTCAATAAGTTCTAACATCTTTGGTTCTACTTCAAATGGTTGGGCTAATACACTATTAGTTCCTATTATTCTATTTGGTATTTTTTTGTATATACCAGATAGCCCCATATTATGAATACTTGAATTATACATAAGTTGACCATGTAAATTCTTTATGTACTTTTCAGTTAGGTATTCACCCAATGTATCTATTACAGTTTCAAATACATAGCTTGAATTTACTGTTGTTATAACATCATCTAAAGTATGGTCACCTTTTACAATGTTGTGTTCAATTAAATCCTGTAAACTTTCACTTGTGAATGTGCTTCCTTCTATTTTATTTGAATGAAATAAAAAGTTATGTCTTAAGTCTTTATATAAAGAGTTTGGTATGTTTTTGGTATATTTTAATTTTTCTATAAACTTATTTTCAATCAATATATTCATCTCCATTTTTAAATTTATTTTATATTACTAATATTAACAAAATGTATTATCTTTTACACTATCTTTTGAACTTTATTTATTAGGAATGATAATTAATTGAGAAAAGAATGTTATCATAATTCTCTTCTCAATTAATTAGTTACATTGTAAAACCTTTTAATTTACCATCTTTAATAATGAATGACAACCCCATTGTATGCCATCTAAAAGCATCATATAGGCTTATAGTATGTATATCTTTGACATAACATATCATAATAATCTCCAATCATTATTCTTATATATTTTCAACTTTTTGAAACATGTATATTTCATTGCTTAAATCATAATTAGGCTCCCAGTTTTCTATGAATTTAATTGCATTGTCATAGTTCTTTTTAGCAGTGTTCTTATAGCTATTAACACCAAATTTTTTTCTATAATCTTTCCATAGTGAAAAGTATACTCTTTTTCTTAATTTAGCATCTTCATAAGCTGAAAAATTTAAACATTGATATACTTGTATTACCCTTCTATTTACCAAACTTCTAATAGTTTCTTGTTGATTGTAGTCTATAGTAGAAAAATCATATAGGACATTAACTTTTTCCTCTAACTCATGTTGACCAGATTCAAGTTCTGCTTGTCTTTGTTCTAGTTTGATTATAACTTTTAACTCTGGAGATAAGTTTTCAAAAGGGTCATTTAACTTTTTTCTCATACTAAAATATTCATCCATTATTTTATCATGAATCTCCCAAGCTAAATCAGTATCCATTATCTTAATTAATTTTGAATATCCTCTTTCAGATAATAAAAATATATTATCAGCTTGAGTTATAGACTGTTTGGCATAACCTAATTCTATCAACGTATCCGTTTCAAGGATACGTTTAATATCTATATAATCTATGTCTTCTTTGAATCTTTTTATATTATCCTTTATTCTCTCTCTTATCTTAAAATTAGGCTGATTATGTATTTCTGATATAGTTTTGTCTGTCATACATTTTTTATCTTCACCAAAACCACCTTCTATAATAGGTATTTCTAAATCCATAAACTTTTGTTTTCCTTTGATTTTTAATTCATTCACTTTTTCCATCTCCCTTTTTAAATTATTAAATGTAGTTATTATGAGTTTTAAAATAGTAACTACATTTTTATGTTAAATTACAATTTAATTAAAAATTGCCATAATAACTTTGTATTTACTAAATGAATCTCTTTTATATTCGGTAGACATTGTTATGTCTAGTAATGTTCTCACTTCTTGTCATTATTTATCATATTTTTCAAAATATCTAAATTATCATATACATATTTAATACCATTTAGAAATTGAGTTTGGTGTTTTATATACTTTCTTATGTCTCTACTTTTTGGATATTTAACTAATAAATCTTTAAACTTCTCAATCATTTCATTCCTTGCATTGATATCCTTTTCTATGTATTCTAATTGATTTAATATAGATAATTTATCATTATTATTCACTTACAACACCTCCATCCAATAATATATAAGAATGTTCTACATAAGTGTTAACAGAATCACTTAAATTAATTTCACTATCTAATGTTAAGTACCAGTCGCCCATACAGGCTGGATAAAAATAATATTTATTATCATTTTTTATATAAATAATTGAACTTCCATCACTTAAAAATACTTTAATGTTTTCATTGTTATTTAACTTATTAATCACATATACATCCTTTGAGTGACTTACATTGTTTGATAGCTCTTTGTAAGTTGCAACTGCTCTATCTAAATCTTTTTTATTATAAAAACTATAATTCCAATCACCTAAACATTTAGGATAGAAATTATAAACTTGCTCTTTAGTATCATATAAAACTACACTTTCATCTTCTAATATTTCTACAACTCTGTCTGTAGACTCTACATAAAAATTATCTAATTCGGCAGCCTTAACTTCTGTTATTCCTGCAACACCCACAATAATTAAACTTATCAACATTCCTATAACCATACTTTTTAAATTTTTCATCTTTGCACCCTCCTAGTTTATAATTATGACCTTGTACAAGCCATTGTAAGCCATTTAAAAACCCTCTTAAGGTATTTATACCTTTAAATTTTTATACTCTTTAAAATCTTTTTATCAAATAAATATCATTATCAATTAATCTATAGTAATATACCTATAATAATAGCGATTTGATAATTTGAATATCATATTAAAAATATAATTTTAATTTCTTTTTTCCTTAAATTTTCTATTTACATAACTTTCAATATCAAATATGTCTTTAGAATATTCATCAAGATATTTTCTATTTGTTTCTATTCTGAATTTGTTGTCTTCGTAGTTGTTACTTCCACAAATGAACAACTCATCATCCTTACCCACCCAAGTATAAAAGGAATACCAATCACCACAAAATGATTTTTCAAAATTAAAATTTTCTTTTATTAATAACTTTCCTCTAAAATCGTGTATCATTTTAATTACCTCCAAGTAATAATTATTTTTAGTTTTGACCATTTTATTATCATTATCAATAAATGTATAGTATTATTGTTCAATAATAGTAAATTGATAAATTATATATTTTTTAAAATTAATATTTCATTAACTATATCCTATTTTATCTTCTAAAAAATACAGATACAAAAGAATATACTATACTCACAAAACCATCATCTAGTAAATCAATTAATCTTTTCAACTCATCTCTCATATTATTCACCTAATTATTCCAAGTATAAATATCTTCCATGCTTTCTATTCCATCTATCATGGCATGTATTTCATTAAACTTAGCAATAGGTATATCCTCCCATTTCTCAACATTGTATATTGAAAATAATCTCGTAACTACAGTTCTATAGTCATAATTGTAAGCATTTACATTATATCCTTTTAATTCTGATAATCTTATTTTTAGCAATGTTGATAATGTTCTTATATTTTTAGTTTTCAAACCTACCATATCTTTCATTTCTTGGAATTGTCTATCTTGTCTCTCATATTTCATATCTAATTTATTTTCTATTTGATTAAATCTATTGTCTATCTTTTTATCATTTTCTATTGATAATTGTTCAAATCCTGCTAACATACCATTTAACATTACTGGCATTAATACGTCTTTTATGTTATTAGTATTAATACTAAAAGAACCATGTTTACGGATATTTGGTAATACCTCCTCAGTAACCCAATCTTGAAATTTTTCGGCCTTTTTCTTTTTAGATGCAAAAATTAATTTATATACTCCGCTTTCAGTTAGAAAGTTTTCTCCTCTATTATGTAATTTTCTAAAATCGGAGTCACCGACTTTAGAATTAGTCAGCTTAATTACCTGTTTTTCATTCATTTTGCTTATATTATCATTTACATTCTTTATTTCCAAACACTCTGCTACATCTCTTGGATTAAATAAAATCTTCCCATCAAGTTCAAATATTTCTACCTCTTTACCTTCAAATACCATTAAATTATTCATATTTTTCCTCCTATAAATTAATTATTTTTTTACTTAAATTATTTAAAATTCTTTATATTGAATTTTATTTTCATTATCTAAATACATCATATTATTAATATTTTGTATTAATTGCTGTCTCAATTCTCCTCCTTTTAAAGCCCAATCTAATCCGATTAAGTTTCCTAGTCTAGTACTTAAAGAATTATAAGTTCCTGCTTTTCCTATTGTTTCACCTTCTAAAAGGTCACATATATTTATTAAATCTGTTGCAGTCATATATTCAGAATAATTTATCATGTTATTACCTCCTTATAATTTATTAGCTTGTTTCAATAATTCTAATTGATTGCTGTTTCCATATTTTGAGATAATACTTTCTGTAGTACTCCAATAACTACTATCCAAATCCTTTTTGAACAATGATTTTATCTTGATTATTAATTTTTTTATGATTTATTCCCCTTTCAATTTTTTATTGGAAGTGGCGTTTTTAAAGAACGCCTTAAAACTTTTTATTTAATTAACGACAACTATATTATTTGATGCTATATAAGCCCCATTTGCAATTAAACACTCGCCATATTCTTTATAGTTAAAATACTTTTTAAGTGTTTCTATATCTAAATTGTCAATCCCACCTAGATTTTCAATAGAATTATATGCTAATTCAATTTCTTTGCTAGGATTTTCACCATCAAGCAATGTAAAATCGTGGTTTTCTAATAAATCAGAAATGTCATTTTCAAGTATTGTGTCAAGCTCTATGTAATCACCTTCAAGTAAAGCCTCTAATTGACCAAAATCAGTCATATCTAGTTTTTCAATTTTATTTGCTAATTCATTTAATTGCTTTATATTACTATATTCTTCTATTTCTAATCCCTTCATGTATGTCTCAAAGTCTGATATGAAATACTCTTCATATTCTTCATTGATACCTATATGGTTTAATACTTTTTTTAAGCTTTCTTCACTTATTGGTAAACTAATCCATTTACCTGTTAAGTCACCTTCGTTATATTTTCCCAAGTTAGCTATGTGTATTTTTATTACTTCATTCATTTTTATATCCCCCTTTTTTATTATAAAACGAATTTTTGAAACGGTTTTTCGTTTTAGTTATTTAAATTTTTTTATTTGATATTTTAATTATAAATCTCAAAACGGATATTGTCAACGATTTTTCGGTTTTAATTTTAAGAAAGTTGACTTTTTTAATCTAAGTCAAGCAATTCCAAAGGGTCAAGATTTAGAAATTTTAATATTTCTTCTAATTCTTCAACCTTAAATTTTGTTTTTCCTGCTTCTTTATCTGTATATGTAGAAGTAGACAATCCAATGTACGTCGCAAATTGTTGTTGTGTATAACCATGTTCTAACCTTATTTCTTTTAGTCTCTCTAAATTCATTTTATTCCCTCCAACATTATTATTATAGAATAATAATAACATACTAAGAGCTTGTAGAAAAGACACTCAATAATTCAAGTGTCTTTT